GTTCAGAGCGCAAAGCTCTACCTAGAGTATACAGTCGGCAAACCAATGCAGAGCGTAGATATAACCTCCGACGGCGGCAGCGTAAACATTCCGACGATTTCATTTACCTCAGCAATCGACGTAACCCCAGAGAATGAGTAACATAAACCTCAGCGAAAAATTTGCGCCCCTGTTTGATATTCCCGACGGCGTGGATACGTTTATCATAACAGGCGGCAGATTCTCTCAGAAGTCATTTGCGACGTCTCTAAGCGCTTTAAATAGTTGCACGAAGTACGGGCATCGAATACTCTACAGCAGGTACACAAACGCCTCTCTAAAGGATTCTATCTTTGCAGAGGTAGAGGAGAAAATCGAGCTTATGAATCTGGAGGACTCTTTTGAGTCGCAGCAAAATAGGATTGTATCAAAATTCAATAAGAGCAAAATAGTATTTAAAGGATTAAAGGCAGGCTCTGGAGTGCAAACTGCAAACCTCAAGGGATTAAAAGATTTCTCGATGTTAATACTAGACGAGGCGGAGGAGATGCAAGACGAGGCAATCTACGATAAGATAGTACTATCGATTAGAGGGAACGATGCAAGCAATCCAAATAGGAATATAAAGGTCTTAATCTTAAACCCTACAAGCAAGGAGCATTTTATCTATATGAAGTACTACGAGAGTAGAGGCGTTCAAGAGGGATTTAACGGTGTGAAAGATAACGTCTGTTATATACATACCTCTTACCTCGATTGCCTAGAGTTTGTACCCGACGAGATACTAGACTATTTCGAGGATATGAAAGTCAGCAATCCGATTAAATACAATCACGTTGTTTTAGGCTCTTGGCTCTCAAAAGCTGAGGGAGTCGTTTATACAAACTGGCGCTTTGGCGAATTTAATCCCGACGGGTTACAGGTTATCTACGGGCAGGATTACGGCTTTACCGATCCGACTACTTTGGTCGCTATTGCCATAGATAAAAAGCGAAAGATAATCTACGCAAAGGAGGAGCTATACAAATCGAAAATAACCATCTCCGAAATATACGCAATCAATAGACAGAGAGCAGGGCGTAGTCTTATCATAGCAGATAGCGCAAGCGCAGGAACAATCGCAGAGTTGCAAAAGCTAGGTCTTAATATTAGAGGCGCTAAGAAAGGCGCAGGTAGTATCGCGGCAGGTGTGGCACTTATTCAAGACTATGAGCTTGTCGTACACCCAGACTCTACTAATATGGCAAAGGAATTGAATAACTACGTATATACAGACAAAGGCGCAAATGTATTTTCTGCGATGTACGACCATAGCCTCGATGCTCTGCGTTACGGCGTTTCTCATTTGCTTGCTAATCGTGGCAAAATAGAAATAAGGTAAATAACATAAAGAGAATTAATTTGTTTTTATTATATGACAGAGACTATCAAAATTAGTGTACCCGAAAACATCGCAGATATTACTCTGGATCAATACGTCAAGTTTGAGGCGCTTAGAGCGCGAGAGGATAAGATGACAGAGCAGGGAATGATTGAGAGGGTTATATCTTTGTTTACAGGAATGAAAAAACAAGATGTAAAGAAATTAGTATACACAGACTACGAGGGTTTAATGGCTCAGATTATAGCAGCCTGTGAGCAGGACGTAGAGTTTGAGGAGCGGTTTATACTTAATGGAGTAGAGTACGGCTTTATCCCAAACCTAGACGAGATAACGACGGCGGAGTATGTAGACCTCAGCACTATAGGAATGGACTTTAAAGAGATGCACAAGATTATAGCTATCTTATTTCGTAGGGTTACAAGCGAGGACGCTTTTGGTAACTATGAGATACTGCCCTACAAATACGACAAGGCTCTATGCGAGGAGATGCGAAGTTGCCCAATGAATATAGTAAACGGCGCTCTGGTTTTTTTTTGGAGTTTATCGAGAGAATTAAAGGAGGCTATCCAGAGATATACGATTCAAGCGGAGGAGAAAAGCAAGCGGTAGATTATTTCTCAAAATGGGGGTGGTACGTTACTATTGATATGATGGCAGGCAATGATATACTAAAAATTGACAGAGTGCTAGAAATTCCTGTACATGAGTTTCACACGTTCCTAGCTCATAAGTTAGACAGGCAAAATATGGAGGCAATACTAAGGAAAGGTAATAACGTAACACAATTATAATGAACGCATACAGTAGACTATTAAGATATATAAGGAGTTTAGCAGAGCAAGACGTATTTGTTAAAACAATCACAACGGGCGCAGATATCGATTTGAATAAGGGCGATATATTCCCGTTGTTTAATATTGATATAACAGACGCAACGTTTAGCTCAAACGCGACGATTACCTTTAGCTTAAACATACAATGCCTAGATATTAGAGATATAAATAACGAGAATGTAAACGATAAATTTTACCTAAACGATAACGAGGTAGATAATTACAACGGTACGCTCTCTTGCTTAAATGCGCTTTGGGTTAAAATGCACAGAGACTTTGCAGATAACAATATAACGGCGTCGGATAGTCCGACCTTGACGCAGATTACTTACTCAGATAAAAACCTATTGGACGGGTGGGATATGAGCCTAGAGGTAGAGATGCCAATAGACGAAACTAGCTTTTGCTTTTGGGAAGTATAGCGAAAATATTTGATACTCTAGGGAGTAATGTAGTAACGCAGGCAAGGGCTAATCTAAAGAAAAAAAAGAAAGGCGATAGCAACCTATCTAAAAACCTATCTTATAAAGTAAAGGGTAGCTCTATAGAGTTTATACTAGCGGATTACTGGGAATTTGTAGACGCAGGGGTTAAAGGTGTCGGAGGTAAAAGAGCGGATAAAAAAGTAAAGGGCAAAAAAGTAACGGGCGCAGCTTGGAAACTTAAAAAAGTAACAAATAATAAGTTTAAGTATCGAGATAAAAAGCCGCCGTTTATGGCTTTTAACGGGTGGAGTATACGCAAGGGTATAGCGCCAAGAGATGCAAAGGGTAGGTTTACAAGTCGAAAGAGTTTGCTTTATGCGATTGCAAATAGTGTGTATCACACAGGAATCGAGACGACGCATTTCTTTACAGACGCCCTAGATAACGAAGTACTAAAACTAGGCGACGAGATAGGCGAGGCTTTCGCTCTTGACCTTATCGACGGAATGAATATTAAAAGTGATAACGTAACAATAACAAAATGATAAGAGCATTAAGTCCGTTTTATATAGATACTCCTTTAGTGTATGGGGGTGTAACTTGCGCAAAGTATACGCTAAACGTTTGGGTTTGGAATGGCGACAAGTCTACTCCAGACTCTACCAATAGCTATCAAATAACCTACCAAAATACTACGGCGTCGACAGGATCGCATAGCATAAACATAAACGCTATTATACAAGACTATATAGAATTTACAGAGCCGTCTCCTACGCTCTCGACGGGTATACAATTAATCGACGGTAATAACCAACAATGGGTATACACTTACGTAACCTATGACGCAGTCGCTACGTTGTACCACGAGGCTACTCAGATAATGACGCTAGGGTATGCTTACGGAAACGAGGGCAGAAATGTAACGGCGGTATCTAATCAAACGCTTTTAAATCCTCAAGAGTATAAAGTAAATCGAGAGGGAAACTTTGTCTTTCCTATCTTCGTGCCTACGGGTGCAACCTCTAGCGCTGTGACGGTAAAGTCCTACCCTAGCTTAGAAATAAATTACTCGGCAACCCCTGCGCTATCGGACGAGAGTAGCGAGATTGTTCAATACCTTTGGGTAGAGTTATCTTTAGCTGTAGACGAGGCTTATATAGAGATAGTGTGGCAAGGTCAAACCACTACGTTAAACCTAACAGACGAGTGTAAATATACTCCCTTAGACGTATTTTTTCAAAACAAAGACGGTGCATTGCAGACGTTTACTTTCTTTAAAAAGCAAGAGGAGACTATAGACGTAACGGATAGCAGTTTCGAGACTAACAGAGGGCAGGCTTCGGACGGATTCCATCAATTTGTAAGGTACGGCGTGCAAGGTCGCACTACATTAATGGCAGAGACGGGGTGGCTTGACGAGGATATGAACGAAGTACTCAAGCAAATACTATTAACAGAGCGTATCTGGAGCTATAACGGTACAACTTACACGCCTTTAAACATAAAAAAGACCTCGCAGAAATTTAAGACAAGGCAAAACGATAGGTTAATTAACTATACTATGACTTTCGAAATGAGTTACAATGAAATAAACAACATATAAGCATGGTTAATCTATTTATTAACGGCGAATTACTAGACCAATACGCAGACGAGAGCGTGGATATTGTAAGCTCTGTTTTAGATGTGAGCGATATTACTAAAAATACAGGCGACTACTCTAAGAGTTTTACCGTTCCCGCTAGTAAAAATAACAATCGATTGTTTAAACATTGGTATAATGCGTCTATAGATAACGGATTCGATGCTAGGAGTAAAGTAGAGGGTAGTATTGATATTGACGGCGTACCTTTCAAGCTAGGAAAGTGGAGGCTAAACAAGTGTAATATAGTAAAGGGTAGACTTGAGAGCTATACAATTAATTTCTTTGGTAATCTTCCTAATATATCGGATACAATAGGCGAGGATATGTTAAGCGATTTGGCGTTCCCTGCGCTAGACCACGACTGGACAAGCGACAACGTAATCGACGGACTAGAGGGGAATCTATTAGACGGCGACATCGTTTATACTTTAATGGCTAACAAGCGTTATTTTTATAACAGCCATTAGCAATGAACAGCAACATGTTTTAAAAGGGTATCAAAGTGGTGCTGTTGATTACATCTTCAAGCCTGTTGAGGCTGAAATTCTTCTGAGCAAGGTCTCTGTTTTTCTGACTCTCTACAAACAGAAG